TGACTTTTCTCTAATAAGAAACCTGAGTATTACCACCCTCAGACATGATCCACTGAAGAAACAAGACTTGGCGATGAAATTACTTAGGACTGCAACTTTCCTGACTCCCTCTGGTGAAAATCAGATACAGGATTATAACAACTTTGCTTCCCAATTTCTTGAGGACTGGCTTTTATTTACTCCTTTAACTTCCTTCCCAAATTCTATTGGTTCACAAATTCATATATCTGTCTTTTTTGATTTTTCTACTGTCCAATTTGAAACTCCTTTGTTACCTTTTGTTCCTTTTAATACACTGGATTCAGCTAAACAAATTCTTCTTTATTCAACAAGTTTTAATCTGCTCAATCCGGATAGAGCATCCTTGCTTTTCCTGCCGGGTGTTGCTATACCTGATTCTGCTCCTCTTCTTACAGAAGAACAAGAAGAAAAACTTGAAGAAATAAATAAAAAATTAGCGAAACTTAGTTCCAAGATTTAATGAAAACCGCTTTTTAAAATTGACAATTCTCCGGATTTATGTTAACAATTTCACCGCATCCACAAATTGAATAACTCTTCTCATAATGAAGACATAAATATGTTTTAGGCCTTTATGTTTGGGTATTATAGTAAGCTTCTGGTCTCAGAACGCCAGAAACTTATCATAGGTTGGATAATGCGTGAGGAATTCTCATTATTGTGTGGGCACGCACCAACTTAAACACAGATATGCCCTTTCTCTTGGGGAAAAGAGATAGGTAAACTATAATACACCAATTGCGGTCGATAATGCTTTATGTTTATAAACAAAAACTTTTTAAACTTTATTATTTTTGTTAGTGTCCCTAAATGTCATTACAATTTTTTGAAAATTGACCCAAACTTTGAAAAAACCCTTCTAGACGGGTATAAAATCTAGTTATGAATTCACAAATTACAAATGAAACTGTTCGAAGAATTCCCCAAACTGACAATGAGAAAGAAAATAGACTATCAGCCTTAGAATTTTCCTTAAAAGAAATTATGGCTAGTATAGTCGAAATAAAAGCGGAAATGAAAAAGCCTGTCGATTTAAAAACGTTCGATAGAGTACAGATGGCTGCTACTTCTGCAGGCGTAATGGAGCAACGAAATTCAATTACCGCATTGAATCTGCTCCACCAATATATAAATAAAAAGCCAATTCAACAACTGATTACCAAAAAGGGTCCTGATCATGAACCAGTTTTTTCTTGCTGTTTGCAAATGTCTATTAACACTCTTGACTTTACTGCAACATCAAAAGGACCCAATAAGACACAGGCAAGGAATAAGGCAGCTGACAATTTAATCG